CGGGAGTCAGTGTCCGTGTAGCCATTAGTTCGTTCCTCCCATTCTATTCAACTGCTGAGCCTGTCTCTGCATGTCGAGCAGATCCTGCAGATCATTCACATGATCGACGTTGACGGTCATGTTCACGCTTGACGCGTTATTCCCCCAGACAGCCGCGTCTGTCCAGCCATTCGCCGCGCTGTTCGCTTTATCCCACGAATAATCAGAGTTCTTAACATAGTAAGATTTCTGGCCTGCCGGATTCGTGATCGTCTGGACCTCGTCCTGGTTCATCCAATTTCTGGCCTGCTCAGCGCTGATCGCGGTCATGCCGGCCGTGTCTGTGGTCGTATATTTCTCCCATTCAGCGTTGCGCTTTTCCTGTTCGAGAGTCTGGAAAAGACCGATCACAAGCGTCACAGCCGCCGCTATGGCAGCCAGTACCGGAAGTATCGTCCCGAGAGAAGCAACGAGTGCAGGAATCCCTACAGCCGCAGCCGCTGACATGGCCGAGCTGATGGTCGTGAATAATTCAATACCAGTAGACAGAGCTGTCAGGATCGGGCTGATCGCAGTCGTGAGAGCAAGCGCTCCAACGATGAGCTCAAGCGTTCCGCTGTCAATATTTGCGATCCAGGAAAGAACCTCTGTACCGACCTCGAGAAGTTTCTCAAGAGCCGGAATCAGATTCTCCGCAAGTGCCGCGCCGGATGACAGGAATGCCGCCTCCGCTTTTGCTTTGAGTTCGTCGATCTTGTCGTTGAACTCATTCGCCGCATCGAGCGCGTCCTGAGACAGTATCAGACCGGCGTCCTCCGCTTCCTGACCGAAGCGTCTCAGAGCCTCGCCGCCGTCGTCAATGATTCCGGCGAGCTCATTGGCTCCCTTGCCGAAGATATCCATGGCGGCCGTGTCTCGTTCGGTCTCGTTCTGGATCTCAGAGAGTGCTCTGACAGTATCGTAAAAAATGTCTTTGACATTTCTGAAGGATCCGTCCGCGTTCCTGGTCGCTACTCCGAGATCCGTAAACTTCTTCTCATTGCTCGCAAGCTGTCTGGTCATTCGCGAAGCCGCGCCTGTGATCGTCTCCATTGAGACATCGATCCGATCGGTCGCGTACTGCATTTTCTGAAGTTCGTCAGTAGTAAATCCTGTCTGCTTCGCCAGAGTGTTCAGATCATCGGCAGACTGCCCGGCCTTGATGGCCATGGCTCCAAGACCGACCAGAGCGCTTCCGGCAGTAGCAGACAGGAGCCGCGTCTTATCTGCGAGGTCTCCGATCGCACGGCCTGCAGACTGGAGCGTCTGAGGCATTGTCTGAAGCTGACTCTGATAGTTCTTCAGAGTCACATTTGTCGCGGCGATCTCCCGCTCGAGACGTCTCTGCTGATCGATGGTCTTCTCAGCGTCTGGACTTTCCTTCAGCTGAGCAAGAGCATCGTTCAACTCCTTCATTCTGGCCTTTGTGTCGCTGATCGCAGAGCTAAGAAGTTCCTGCTTCTGAGCAAGCAGTTCGGTATTTTTCGGATCCAGTTTCAGGAGCCGATTCACGTCATTCAATGACGTCTGTGTCTTTTTGAGTCGGTCGTCTACCGATTTCAGCGCGTCCGTCAGTTTGACAGTATTCGCGCCGATCTCGACAGTGATTCCCTTTATGCGTTTCGATGGCATAACGACCTCCTTTTTTTTAGAATCTCGCAACGTCTTCAGCAGTCGCGTTTTTTACATAATCGTGATCGTCCTGAGGACGATAGTAGTCATTGGAATTCTCGACAAACATGTCGAGGACCATGCCGATATCGAGCAGATCGAGATCATTGAGTGAGAGCCCGATCTGCACGCATCTCAGCAAAAAGAGCGCTGTTGTCAGCGTCCTTTCTTCGCCGCTTTCACGGCTGTCTTTTTTTTTACTTTTTCAATGCCCTGATTCGACTGATTCCAAAGCTGGATGAGCTGAGGAAGAATGTCATAGATCGAGAAGACTGTGAACGTATCCAGCCATTCTATCGGATCATCAGGAATGGATGGATCGCCCTGTCTGGCCATCACAAAAGCCAGATTCTCGAATGTTTCGAGAGCCTCGACCGTCAGAGTACCTCCGGCCTTTACAGCCCTCAGGAGCTTCTCAGAATCGACCAGGATATCGTTTCCGAATCTCTGCCGGTAGATTCTCGGAGTCGCCGCCGTGCATCTGAATACCACAGGACGGCCGTCGATGTTGATGGTCTTTTCCATGGTTATTAGGCCGATTTTTCCACGACTGCCGTGAACCAATTCGCATATGCTGCGCTTGTGCTGTCAGCCTTCGCCTTGACCAGATGGTCATTCGCGCGCGGCAGACATGTCAGCGGAACAGTCTCATGATCTGGATTGATGGTATTGCTTCTCGTGTTTCCAGCAATGCCCGGACGGCCTGCCTTGCATCTGAGCATGGCGCCCCGGACTCCAACAGCCGGAGAAGCGTCTGCGAGTTCAAACTGGAAAAGCAGAGCGAACTCGTTGCTCTGCGCCAGAGCATTCTCGAAGTACACATCCTTCGTGTCCTTCTCTTCGCCGAGTACATCCGTGCGGAAGTCATCTCCGAGGACTTCGAGTTCAAGGTTTCCAGTATAGCCAGAATTGAGAGCCATGATGAACCATTCGATATTATCCGCATACTCGCGAATCTCTTCGCCGTTTGCTTCCAGCGTCAGAGCGACAGCGCCCGGCATTTCTTTCGGAGTGCCGTATGTCAGCGCTCCGCCTGCCCCTTCAGTCGCGACTGCATAGTAGCAGTTGCTGATTCCATACCTAATTTTCATTTGTTAGTGCTACCTCCGTTTCATACAGCACTTCATACATGCGTTCAGAATCGATATACGTCTCTGATTTTTCATAAGCCAGTCCGGCGGCCGTGAGGACTCTCTCGACTGCCGCCTCCTGTGTAAAGTCTTTATTATCCGAATACAGTTCGATATTCAGCTCAACCACTCGTCCATAGTTCACATTATCCGCAAAGTCGTCATTATTGCCTGGATACCAGAAGACGATGAACGGCGGAGTCGGGACTTCTTTTTCCGCGAAATGGTAATACGTGAACGGGAGGCCGATGCTCTCGATCATGCTTGCGATTTGTTCGTATGTCATGGCCTGCCCTCCAGTTTCTGAACGAGTTCCTGCTCGAACTGCCTGATCGCCTCATCATTCACTTCTGCGATGTGAGGATATGCTTTCGAGCGCTTTCCGTTTCTCATGATGTGGCCATACTCAAGCAGATGTGTCAGCCGGTAGTCTGTCTCGTTGTAGACCGTCGCAGTCGCTCCTGTTCTGGTCTTTTTGAACTCTGCCCGCCATCCTCTTCGATAGCTTCCAGTCCGGTCTGTATAGGATCCCGTCGCTTTTGACCGCAGTTTCTTCCGCGCGTCCTTGCCGACGTCTTCGACTACCTGAACAGCCACAGAAGCGACCTCGTCGCCGTATTCCTTCAGCAGTTCATTCATGGCCTCGGAGAAGTCGGCCGGCTGGATCTGCTGTCCCTTAACTCGCGCCATTCCGAACGTCTCCCTGCTTGCGCTCTACATACAGCTCGAGCATGTCATCCCGCGCCTGATATGTCCGATAAACCGAATATTTCTGATTCTTGAATTCAATCACTTTTTCGCCGCGATATTCCGGACCGAAGATGGTCATTCTGAATTCAGGATTGAGCCCGTTCCGGCCGCCTTCAAACCATTCGGACGAGGATACTGACGTCACGTCTGCGAAGATCTGGCGTCTGGATCTGCTGACCCGTTCAACGCCGTACTTATCTCTCGCGTAAGTCTCGTTTACGAGATAGATGACTGTTGACCTGTCCATTTAGTCGCCGCTCCAGTTCGTATAATTGGAGGCCATGGACAGCTGAGCCTTCTGCTCATCGTATGATCTTTTCAGACGGTCATATTCGTCAGGCTGGCCGAAGTTCGCCCGGCAGTAAGTAATGACTGCCTGCCTTACGAGCGGATCCGTGATAACGGCCTTCTCGCCATTCACTCCCGCGATCCCAAGATCAGCCAGAGCCGCATGCATGAGATCGAGAATCTCGTCATCGAAAGCATACTCTGTTAATCTGAGCGCGAGCTTTACCTGGAAGAGCGCCGCCTGCATCTCTTTTGTCGCCATGTTTACCCTCCTTTTTAATGC